GAGGAAGTCGTAATTGCCGACAAGGTGGTCCTTGGTGACCTGGGAGAAGCTGGCGGCACCCTGGGCGACTAGTGGGTCGGACTGGAGGCGATTCAAGCCGATCGTGTTGATAAGGGTGGGTTCGTCGAGACCCTGACGAAGGTTGGACAGGAGTTTCTGTCCCATGGGTAACAGCGCCGAGTCCCAGATGCCGTGAGCGGTGAGGAGGAGACGGCCAGCAGCGGCGGGGGCCACGGCACGGGCTTCGGAAGCGGACCGCCGGCCACCAGCGAACTGTCCCAGGATGGTGTCGGTGATGCCGGTAGCTTCCTGACCGTATTTGGTTAGATAGGTGCAGTCGTTGAGGTGAGACTGGGTGACGTCCTGAACCTTGAGCTGCTGGATGTATCGGTCGACGCCAGAACCGGCCATGGTCTTCTTGAGACGAATGACCGGATTGCGGTCGGTGAGGTCTTTTACCTCAATACCTGACGGGTCGACGACAAAACGGTTGGAGATAACCTTGCGGACTGAAGTGATGCGGGCATTGATGAACCAGGTGATGGAGTCCTGCAACGGTCCAAGGATTTCGGCCAACCCGAAGTTGATGAACCGGATTTGGTCATTGGCAAACTGGGAAACGTTGTACGTGAACTCGTCATGGGCGTAACCCATCTCTTCGAGTCGGACGATACGGGAGTCGTTAGCCATCCAGACGAGGCATTTGATTTCACGGTCAATGGCTGGGTTGAGAACCTTGCCAGGTGCGTATTCAAACTTTGACGGGTTGAGACGAATCTGCAGCTCACTGATGAGGACAAAGCGTGGGACGTTGTTGTACATCAGCATCGGGTCTTTACCGATCCAGATGAGACGGCGACCGTCGAGGTCTTCCTGACGAAAAGCTGGGATGTATTCGACACCGGCGCATTGCTGCTGACGTTGGAGTTGCTCCAGGTCCCCGCGAGAGTATTCGATTTCGTCAGCACAGAACTCGCCCTCACGCCAGCGGGTGAGCGGGATACGTGGGTCGGGGAAAAAACGATAGGGGTTGACTGGGATGATCTTATTTCCCATGAACTTAGTTGCATCCGTCACCTGCGTGATCATCGGCGGTTGCACCATTGGCATCCCTGGCATTTGGACGAAATTGGGGTCCGGCACCTGCTGGATGACGGGAACGGTCTCATGCACCCACGACTCCTTGAGGATGCCGACGCCGTAGCGACCGATGTCGGTCAGGAACTGCGTCAGCTTTTCGGATTTGAAACGGTTGTAGTTTAGATCACGCTCGATGATTGCTTGACCGATCTTGGCCGCCTGCTCGTCCGCGGGTGTAGCCCCCGCCAGTTCGTAGAAGAAGTCGCGCTGATTGAAAACACCGTAGCAGAACGAGACGAAGGTTTGAACCTGCTGATACGTCAACGGGACGATCATCTTCATCGGCTCTTTGCGTTCGGAGGCTTTGACGTCTTCTGCGTCAGCTTGACGTTCACCACGATAAACCATGTCATGCCGATCCCAGTCGGGATAGTGCCGAACCATCTCGACACGGGAAAGCTTCAGGTAGTCCTTGCAACGCTGGAGCAACCCAGTGATACAGGCGTTCTGAGTGGTTTGTGACAACTCGTCAAAGACTTCTGGTAGCATCGGCATGGCAGGTGTGGATCAATAATTGATAGGCACGGAAAGGGAGTGCTTCCCGTGGTGGAGAGGCGTTAGTCGGTCAGTTTGAACAGCTCGAGCAGTTCTGCGCTGAAGCGGTTGCCGGGCAAACTGCGCTTGTCCGAAAAGTGCTTGAGGCAGGTGACGCAGGCTTGGAATTCGGAGTCAGACAGGTCGATAGAGACGGTGTCACGTTCCCAGAGTTTGGAAACGTCCGCGAAACGCATAGCAGCAGCGGCGTCGACTGGTTGGCCGTTGACGACAGTGCCGTCGTACATTGGCCGGGAAATGGTGAGGTCTTCAAGACGGGAAGAGAGCTTGCCCGCTGAGACGATGTCTTTACGTTTGTCGGACCATTCGCGTTGCGTCAGGGCCGAGTTCAGCAGCTCGCAAGCTGCCCGAGTGATGATGGGTGAGGATGTGGACATGTTGGTTAAAAAGGGAGGCCAGAGCACCATGCCCGGACCTCCCAGAGGGTTAGCTGATGGAGAACGGAGTGGCGATGGTGCCAGAGGCACAAACGACACCACGGATAGCCCAGAGAGTTGACGAGATGCACTCGCACTCGAGCCAGGTGCCGATAATGCCACCGGTGGTTGTGCCACTCATGGAGATGGCGATGTGTGTGGTACCGTTACCAGCGAAGGTCTTGGGGCCGTCGTTGGCGGATGGGGTGGCACCGACTGTGTTAGTCAGCACGTTGCCCAAGAGGTATACGGTAGCCGCATTGGTGATGATCTTTGCCGCGTTCGAGGTGATGGTCGTCGAGACGAAGAACTTGTAAAGAAGACCAACCTCAGGGGCAGGCAGAGTGTAGACGATGCCGGCGGCACGGTCGAACAGTGCAGTGGAACCGGATTGGGCGGCGGTCAGAGTGACCGTGGCGCCTGAGCCGGAGATGGAGTTGATTTTGACTAGGTCGAGCGGGGGTGACTCACCCAGTTGAATGTCTGCTGAGTTGGGCAAGTTGAGATACTTGCGCATTTGATATGGACCGTCGATAGTTCCTGTGTAAGCCATGGTAGAGAGAATTTAGTGTTGACTAGCGTGCCGGCAGTCAGCCGTGCGGAAAAGTGATAAGTCAGCGGCGGCGTCGGGCTTCGCGATTCCAACGCCAGAGGAGAAAGGCAATGCCGAGGAGTGTGCCGATAAGACCGGCAATCTCGTTGATTTGCGAAAAACTAACCAACGCAACGGCGGGCGTTGCAGCAGTGAGGGTAGCGCGAATGTTGTCGGAGTTCATTTAGATTTATTGTAGCGTGCACCCACCCACCAGAAGATCAGGGTCCATGATCCGAATTGAATCTCGGGTGACATGGTGGCGCGGACTTCAGGGGATGCGGAGAAATAGACTGAGGTCAGGAAAATAAACCCCGCCCACGTCAGCCCTGGGCGCGTGAGCTGGCGGAAGGCGTCAACAAGGACGTAGATTGAGCCAACCCAAGGCCACGTCCCAGCGGGGATGACAAGGGTTGCGTTGGTGTCCTTCTGGGATGCGGTGAAGGCGTTCCACGCTGCCTCTTTCTCGGCTGCGGCCAGCTTCGCGTTGAGCAGCATGATTTCCACCTCGGCGTCCTTCTTCTTGCGCCACGTCTCGAAGAAACTCGTGCCAAGATGGAGCAGCGACCCCACGACACCCCCAGAAGCTGCGTTGAAGAGGATGTCGGTGAGGCTCATGGTTTACTTCCCCCAGACGTAGGTGCGAGCAACAATGCCGACAAAGTTTCGCCCCGTCATCCTCTCGGCGTTTTCGTAGGTCTTCGTCCCGAGCCCCGTCATAATCCATCCGCCCTCGGAGAAGCTAGCCGCTTGGTGCATAACGTGCCGCCCTGCCCACTCGGGAATGTAGATGCAGAGCGAACCCGCCCGCACGTCGGCAATCGTCGCGCCCTGCACCGTCACGACGTAGGCCATCACCGTCGCCAGCGGGTCGGTTCCCGCGGGCGCAGCTGCGATGTAAGGAGCCATCGAGCCCGTCCCTAGCACTGCCACGGCCCCGAGCCCTGCCAGCGTCCGCGCCTCTTCCTGCGACTTGGCCACGATCCGCAGCGGCAGTCCCGCCGTGAGCACGCGCTCACTCCGCAGCGCAAGCCCGAGCACGACCACGAGGCCGAGCGCGAGCACTGCGAGGAGGAGTGAGCGGCGCAGCGTCACGGCGTCGGCTTGTCAGCGGCAGCGGCCTTGAGCTGTTCGATCTCGGCCAGCGCAGCCGCGAGTGAGTCCACCAGCAGGTTCAGACTCTGCTGTTGGAGCTGGGTCACGATCGCGGATTTGTGTTCTTCTTTGGTCATGGTAATTATTCCTCGGATACCAGCTCAAACCCAGCATTGACCGCGAGCACGCCAGCAAACGTCGCGTCATCGGTCCACGCGGCGC